TTATCTGTTCCAATAGCCACGTACCTATTACCATCAAGATCTACGAATGCATGTTGTTTTCTAGCTACACCACATATGGTATCACTCAATAAAGAATTCCAACCACCTACTTTTTCTGGTAAGCCGTATCTAAATCTTACGTTATCTGAATCTACCCATCTACCTGCCGCACCGACAGATGTATCTTGTTTGTCGATTCCAGGTAAAAATTTTATGGAAGTCAGAGCCATGGTCCGTGCTCCTTATGCCGTGTTCGTTTTATATGCCCAACCTCTTGTCGAATCTACATATACCAATGTTACTGCTTGACCGTTTACGGTTAATACTAGATTTGAAGTTCCTGAATTAATTGGTTGTCCGTTTCTATCAAAAGTTAAATTGTTAGAATTAAAAGTTCCTCTAGTATCAATTACAGTGACTTCGTCTCCAACTGCTGGAGAGGAAGGTAGATCTATTTCTATTGGGTTGGCTGTTGTATTTGCAAATATTTGCGCGCCAGCAACTGCAGCGTATGGACTATTAGAATCAGTTATTGTTGCATAACCTTTTTCAATAATAGCTGTAACTGTTTCTGTGCCGTTTGATCGACAAAGAACAGTGGACCCTGGAGGTATTGGTTGTGCAGTTCCGCTTGCTGTTAATACACTCAAAGTTCTATTTGATGTTCCTCTAACGGTATCATCTTTAATAATCCAAACTCTAGTAACACCAGAACCACTTGGCATTGTTAAAGTTCTATCTCCACCTAAAGTTCCATGTAATCTTAAATATGCATTTTTACCATTTGATGTTGCACCGTCTGTTAATAATAAAGTAACACTACCTGAAGCTAAATCGATATCTTCTACTCCAGATGATCCTTGTTCCAAGATCTGTAAATTTGTATTTGTAATTCCGCCCCATTGACCAGCTTTTTCGCCGGTTGTAATAATTTCTAATTTTAAATCTGATGAAAATGTTGATGCCATATTAATTTGTATCTATTGGTGTCCAGACCATTGTTACACCTGGAACGATTGCACTCCATGTTATTGCCGCTACTTCACCCGTATCTAAAGACAATTCTACTTTAGTTGGATCTATATTTGCGTCAGCAGTTATTGTAACACTTCCCGTTGATAAGGTCAATTGGTTATCACTAGGAGTAATATCGACACTTGTAGAAGCATCAGCTGTTCCTGTATTTAAAACAACCTGACTACCAGTAGGAGATAGATTAGCGTCTGCTGTAATTGTTAGTGTACCTAGACCTAATGTAAGTCTATTTGGATCAGGAACTTCTGTAATAGAATCTGCTGAAATAGCAGGATTACCTATACTGATGGTAAGTGTATTTTTTATTACACTTACTTGTACATCGCCAGCTACTTGTGAAGTAGCAAACGGTAATGCTGATATTGCGTCAAATCCTAAACTCATAATATATCCTTAAAAGGAAGCAGGGGGTATGTGGTGGTGCCCTGCCTCCATTTAAGAATATATCATCGTTTAAACCAAGAAGGAAGTCCTAAATGCGGACGTTTATCAAACATATTATTTTTTGATCCTGGGGTTTTACGATTATTATAATGTAAGAATACTTGTACGCATTCTTTACCTTTAAATTTATTTCGCCAATGTTCTAGCTCACAGCCAGAATAGACTAACATATCTCCTTGTTTAAGATCTACTTTAATTCCTTTTTTACCTACTTCTCCGGATGGCTCTAGATATATAGGCCAATCATCACCACCTAAATTCATAGTAGTAGATATCTCACAACTAAATCTGTCTTTGTGTCTTTTTAATTCATCACCTTTTTTATAAATTCTTGCATAAGTATATGCAGGATACAATTTTAATCCTGTTGCTTTTTCCATACCTGGTTGACATTTAAGCATTAAAGTTTCCATAGCCATATTAGCATATTGAGAATAAGTGTTTGGTATCTGTTCATTCTCTCCTTCATAATATCCTATGATAGTTTCAAAAGGTGAAAAGTATCTTGAAGCTTTACAAGTATCATAAACTTGTTTTTGCATTCTAAAATAATTTGCAACAAAAACTGCTAAGTCTTTTGATATAGCTTGTTTAATAACTGTGTATTTATTTTTTTTAAACGACATCTTTAGCCATTTCTTTTGGCACCGCTTGTATGTTCCAATGTATAAATCTAAATGGTTCAATACCAAAATCTACTGCAAATTCGTGTTCCAAGTATCCTGGAAATATAATTAATGTTCCTGGTTTAGGTTTAAGGTGAAATTGTTCGTGACCTCCCCATACACCTTTTAAGTTTGGTTTCATTTTTAATTTTGTACATCTTGCACCAGTCTTTGGTTCGTGAAATACAGGATGAGAAGTTTTATCACTGCACTTTAAAAAATAAAATCCTGATATGTGTTGATTCCAATGTATGTGTGCTGAATGATGTCCACCACCTTTTTTAGCAAACTCTTGTACCCACATCTCACTAAACATAGTTGTGTATTGAGACATATCACAACCTTGA